CCCCCCCCCCCCCCCCCCCCCCCCCCCCCCCTTCCTAATCATCCTGCGACTTTCTCGTTTAACACTCTTTCCTTCAACGTTTCCCTACCGCTCTCTGTATTCGGTCGTGGCTTCGGTCTGGGCTTCGGTCAAGGATTCGGTCAAGGCTTCGGTCAATGAATATTCATCTTATATTGATTTATCGAATTATGGATGGGCCTCCTTTTATGACTTTTTCGAAAAGATAAATCTGTTGGATAATTTCAATTTCAAGCAATATAAAAAGCTTATCAGATCTAATGTTTTCAATGCTTATGAATATGAAAATTACGTATTCGCAATTCAGCCTCCAGTGTATATAGAGACTAATTTAGCCGGAAGGCTTCATTCCACAACACAGGCTGCTGTCCAGTTCAGGGATGGATCGGAATATTATTTCATCAACGGTCGTTCTATTCCGGCATGGATTGTCAATGACAAAAGTTCCATCACGAAAGAGCAGTTTATGAAGGAAACGGATGCCGATATTAAAGGGGCTATTTACGAATCCATTGGACAGCAAGGTATGCTGGATCTACTCGGAGCGAAAGTAGTTGATCGGCGGGAAATCGTCCATGCTAACGGAGATAGGGAGGTTGTCGAACTTCTTAAAACGAATGATTTGTTTAAAGAAATCGATAACCAGCCTTTCGCATGGGTCTCGATGTGCTGTCCGAGTACGGGCACTCATTATCTGCAAGGTGTAGAACCGCACCATACGAACGCGATAGAAGCCATTGCATCCCTTTCGCCATTTAACGCTAAAGATTATTCATTCAATTTCAGAGCATAAATTATGGAAAACATCAGATTTCATCAGGGCGATGTGATCGGGGCTTCGATAGATGCGATCCCGGCATCCGCAATCATGGTTAAAAACCGTCCTTTAGCAATCAGCGACCGCACGAAGCATGCGCACGTGTTGACCGGTAATGTAGAACGTTACGAGGTTGACAAAAGGGTCATTTATAAAGTCAACGAGGAATCGATACTTCAGCATGTATCATTGTTATCTATGGACGATGAGTCTTATCGGTCGCCGATAGATCGGAAATGGGAAGATCATAAGCCGATCAGATTGTCCCCTGGCATATACGAGTTCTGGATACAGCAGACATACAATCCTTACACTCGATTGATGGAGGATGTGAAGGATTAAAAACGGAGTTTAATACAAGAATAATATGGAACGGTCAGAATCAATAAAGAGCCTTGCAATTGCTTTGTGTAAGTTTCAAGGTTCGGTAGCCAAAGTAAAAAAAGAAGCTACAAATCCATTTTTCAAATCCAAATATGCGACCCTTGCTAATATACTCGACGTAATTAGCAAACCATTATCTGAAAATGGGCTTGCTGTAAGTCAGTTGCCCGTTGGCGAAACCGGGCTCACGACGATTCTGATGCACGAATCAGGAGAATTTATTATGGAGACTTACCAGATGAAGCCCGTAAAGAATGATCCGCAGGGAATAGGCAGTTCTATCACCTATCAAAGAAGGTATGCCATCGGCGCTGTTTTAGGGTTGAATATTGACGATGACGATGATGGGAATGGCGCAAGTGGAAATAAAACGACCGCTAACAAATCATTAGGGCAGAAACCCGCTACTAACGATAAAAAAATGTTTTGTCGAAGTGATGAGAACCTGGTCAATTGTTTATGTGATTTGGTAACAGGTCAGAATTTGTGCGGTAAGAACACTAAAAAAGAAAAATGGACGATGGCGCAGTTCGAAACATCCTTGCGGGGATTTACCCCTGAAGATTACACTTGGCTGGTGAATCGCGCAACGAACGGAATCAAATCAAATCAAAACGTATAGCGATGAAAACAGCAGTCGAAATCATTGAATCAGAAGTATCCCTCCCTATTGCAATAAGTCAGGCAAAAGAATTTATACTGAGTGGAGAGATTGACCCACTGAAAGTGTGGGCTAATATGTCCCGGTTTAAAAAGATGATTGAGGCGTTGCAGGAGGATGCGGAAATTAAGGATTATGCCCTGCGAGAACTTTCCAAATACGGGAAGGAGCATCAGGTATCCGATTGTAAACTGGAGCAATTCGAGGCTGGCGTGAAATACGATTATACTGTGTGCGGAGACGGTACGCTGGATGAACTATATAAAATGCGTAACGCGGTCAATATGGACATCAAAGATCGTGAAAGTATGCTACGCGGTATTCCCGAGAATGCGACGTTGGCGGATGCCGATACGGGTGAAATTTTGCGGCATCCCATAAGGACATCGAAAACGACAATCAAAACAACTTTTAAAAAATAACGAAATGAGCGATTTAATCAATGCGTCGATCTGTGTGACCGACATACCGAAATCCAAGATCAAACTTGCCGAAAACGGCAAAAAGTACATGAATATCACCATTGCGACACGGCGCGAACCTGATAAGTATGAGAATACACATACAGTATTTATGAGTCAAACCAAAGAAGAACGGGAAGCGGGAACGGGACGCATTTACATTGGCAGTGGAAAAGGATTCGATTTTACACCGGCTGCAACGACTCCGGAAAGCGTAGACCAAATGCCAGTAGCATCAGACACGGACGATCTGCCTTTTTAAACCATGATCTACGACCTGAATAACATACTCGATAAAGAGCGTTTTAAACGTCGTTCGAACGATCTGTACAAGAAGAAAGCGGTCGTCGAACTGACCGAGAAAAAACGCAAAAGAACCCTGTCGCAAAATAGCTACCTGCATTACCTGCTCGGATACTATGCGATGGAAACGGGAAATACTATCGAATATGTGAAACGGGAATATTTCAAAAAACTGTGCAATCCTTCGCTGTTTCTGATTCCGAAACATGATAAATATATCGGAGATGTGTACGACTACCGCAGTTCCGCAGGGCTGACAACCGTCGAAATGACACAAGCGATAGAACGGTTTAGGAATTGGAGTTCATCCGAATGCGGGATATCCCTTCCATCCCCCGATGAAGAAGCATTCCTGCAAAGCATTGAAATGGAGCTTGAAAGACACAAGAATTATTTATGAATGAGATCGAGCAGAAAACGTTCAATACAGTGGCCCATATTTCCGCAGGGAAGGCACTTTCCAAACTAATTCCGACCACTGCGACTATGGGGGAGATATTCTCTCTGATGAAGGATGCCGACAGCGAGGAAGTACGAAAGGCGCTACGCAGTCTGACGCGATCCGGAAGGCTCACATGCGGCAGAACGATAAATGACTTTTACTTTAAAATTAATACGGATGGAAAAGAATAAAGACGACCCCCAAGGTGAATTTTACCGGTTGCTGAACGAGGAAAAAAGACTGATACGTCAACTCGGACGTACAGGGCTATGCACCGGGAAACTAAAAGAACTGAGCCGTATTCAGGCTCGCAGGGCCAAAATTGGCAAGATATTAAACATTGGAATGTTATAATCCGAATGGACGGCTTTATTCGATTAAATAGAAAGTTCTTCACGAATGTTTATTGGTCGCAGCAACGCACCTTTAGTCTGTCGGAAGCGTGGCTCGATTTGATTCAGATGGCACGATTTGACGCGGAACCAGCAACGAAAGAACTACCTAACGGTCGCTTGATAACTATTAAACGAGGCGAAATACACGCGGGTTTGCGATTCTTATCCGATCGTTGGGGCTGGAGTGTCGAAAAGACGCAGCGATACATCAATAAGCATATTAAAAAACACGAAATCGAACGCCGAACCGAACACGGAGAAAGCATTATAAGTCTCTGTAATTACGAGTATTACAATCCGATGGAAGGCACTCTGCCGAACACTACCTCAGACACTATGTCAGACACTACCCCGTACACTGCCCGAACACCGACCAGTACGAATAATAAGAAAGATAAAGAAGTAATATATAAAAAAACTCTCTCTAGAGAGAGAGTAAAAAAAGATTTCGTGCCGCCGTCTCTTTCGGACATGGAGGAATACTTTGAGCAGAATGGATACACTCGTGATGCAGCTAAAAAAGCGTATCTCTACTACACCGCCGGAGATTGGGTTGACAGCAAGGGGAATGCAGTAAAAAACTGGAAGCAGAAATGCATTCAGGTTTGGTTTAAGCCAGAAAATCAGTTTTTTAAAATGCCTTTGTAGCTATGTTTATCATCGAAACCAAAACGCAGAAATTATACGAAATTAATCCGGCGAGGCCGCATGGCGAGAATTACATGACTTGCCCGGTATGCTCGGAGACCCGCAAAAAGAAGCGGGAAAAGTGCTTCGTGTGGAATGTAGACAAGCAGGTCGGTCACTGTTGTCACTGTAATGCCACTTTTTCGGCACATATGTCGCTTAAATCCCGGCAACCAAAGGATTATGTCATTCCGGTATGGAAAAACAAAACTGAACTATCGGATGAAGCAGTAAAATGGTTTGAAGGCCGGATGATCTCGCAAGCTACGATTCGGGATATGCGGATTTATTCGGACAGAGAGTGGATGCCGCAGTTCGGTAAGGAGGTAAAGGTCATTTGTTTCCCGTACTTCATCGAAGGCAAATTAGTCAACATCAAGTACCGCGGGCCTAAAAAGTCATTTCGGATGGTAAAAGATGCAGAGCTGACGTTTTACAACTTCAACTGCACTTCCGAAGCCAAAGATTTGATTATCTGCGAAGGTGAAATGGATGCACTCAGTTTTATCGAGGCTGGGTTTAAAAATGTTGTTTCTGTACCGAATGGGGCCGGGGCTACGGATTTACCCTATCTCGACAATTACATCGACAGTCTCGGACACATCGAGCGATTCTATATCGCGACGGATTTTGACGATGCAGGATTGAAGTTACGCAACGAGTTGGTACGTAGGCTGGGCTCCGAAAGATGCTTGATCGTCACCTACAAGGGACGTAAAGACGCCAATGAGTTGTTGATTGCCGAAGGTGGCCTGGCTATCCGGGAGGTAATCAAAAACGCTCAGGAGATTCCGATTCAGGGATACATCCATCTGTCTGATCGATATGATGATATTTTCGCCATGTACCAACATGGGCTTCCGGAAGGGAATCGTATCGGCATTGCAGAAATCGACGAGACGATCCGGTGGGAAGTATCGCAGCTTGCCATTTGGACGGGCATACCTTCGCACGGGAAATCGGAAATGCTCGATTACATAGCGGTTCGTCTGGCTGTGATGCACGACTGGAAAACGCTGTTCTTCTCACCGGAGAATTATCCTGTCGAAAATCATTATGCGAAGATTGCTGAAAAGTTAATCGGCAAGCCGTTCAAAGAGTCGGACATGAGCCGCGATGAGTTCGATACGGTGTTTGACTACATTGAGAGCCACTTCTTTTGGCTCGATCCTTATGAGGATCCGACGCTTGAGAACGTTCTGAGCCGAGCAAAACAATTCATACAGCGCAAAGGAATCAAGCAGGTCGTAATGGATCCGTTCAACTGTATGGAACACAAGAGGGACAGAAGCGAAACGGGATCCGAATACGTTGGTCGCTTTCTCGATGAATGTTCCCGATTTACGAAACGTTACGGTATTCTGGGACATTTGGTCGCACATCCCACGAAGCTGGAAAAGATGCAAGGCGGAATATATCCTCCGCCGACACTCTACGACATCAGCGGATCCGCTAATTTTTATAACAAAGCCGATTATGGTTTGACAGTATATCGTGATTTCGTGAATCATCGAACAAAGCTGATACCGACGAAAGTACGTTTCAAGAATTTCGGGCATCCGAGCTCAGAAGGTATCGTATTGCAGTACAATCCCCGTAACGGAAGGTATCAGGTTCCGCCGGGAGACATCAATCTGCTGGACAATTCCAACTGGCTGCAACCGCGACAAGACGGTTTCCAGAATGACAATACATGGACTATCGACAGTGATGTACCCTTTTAAAATTATTTCAAAATGATTCATATCGGCATAGACACCGGCGTTAAAACAGGATTCGCCTCATGGGACTCCGAAAAAAGACATTTTATGGAGATCGTTACGCTAACGATCACACAGGCAATGGAGAAAGTACTTATTTACCGGAATTTCGGCCTTACTACCGGAAGCGAAATCAGATTGTATATCGAAGATGCTCGTCTACGCAAGTGGTTCGGCAATACCGGGCGGGAAAAATTACAGGGAGCAGGATCGGTTAAAAGAGACGCGCATATCTGGCAGGACTGGTGTCGGGAGCATGAAATCGATTGCCTGATGGTCGCTCCGAAAAACAATAAAACGAAAATGAACAGCGAGTCGTTCAAACGGCTTACCGGATGGCGGAAAGCCGTATCGGAACACGCACGGGATGCGGCTTGCATGGTGTATGGTCGGTAAAAACATTAAAAAACGTTAAAAACTTTAAAGAATTATGGAGGCTGTACAAGTAAAACAATTATCGCCTGGGGATAGGTTCGCCTTGAGGGACTGGATGGATAAACCTCAGAACAGAGTCGTTTACAGAATCCCAGAGAGGCCTTCTGACTCCGTTGTCGCTAAAAGAAAAACCATCGAAGTCATCTGCGAATCAGGGGGGGCAAAAGGATTAGGAATGATCTGTGGGTTTATAAGTTATCGAGAGTAAATCAAATTTAAACCCAAATCTAAACAACATGACGCACGGATCTTTGTTTTCAGGCATAGGAGGTTTCGACCTTGCGGCTCGTTGGGCCGGATGGGATAATCTGTTCAACTGTGAAATAGACCTTTTTTGTAGAACCGTTTTGAAATATCATTTTCCGGATGCAGAGCAATATGGAGACATCAAAACAACAGACTTTGCCGTTTGGCGAGATCGAATCGATGTGCTGTCGGGCGGATTCCCCTGTCAACCGTTCAGCCAGGCGGGGAAAAGAAAAGGCACGGAAGACGACCGCTACCTCTGGCCCGAAATGCTCGGAGTTATTCGATCTGTTCGACCCCGTTGGGTCGTGGGGGAGAACGTTCTCGGAATTGTTAATTGGTCGAAAGGATTGGTTTTCGAACAGGTGTGTTCTGACCTGGAAGCGGAAGGATACGAGGTGCAACCGTTCGTTATACCAGCTTGTGGCGTCAATGCCCCGCACCGGCGGTATAGAACATGGTTTGTCGCAAGGTTTATGGAAAACTCCGGTAGCCTCGGATGCTGCGGACAGGAATTTTTACGTCAACAGCCGGGGAGAACCGCAACTGTCGGCACAAGCGCAATTAGGATTCCCCGCGAGTGGGAAGCAATGGAAGGGAATGTTGCCCACCGTTCAGACGCAAGGCTTGAAGATGTGCAACGGAAATGGCAAAACACAGTTTTATCCAGTGGAATTACTTCCGACACCACGCACAAGCGATCACAAGCCGCCCGTCTCGCCCCGCGCTATGACGAGAAAAAACGGATGCATTCGAAACGACAAATTGAGCAATATTCCTACGATACTCGGGGAGCATTGCCAATTAAGACCTGGCAAGACTTCCCTACTCAATCCCCGGTTTGTAGCCGAAATGATGGGCTTTCCTACGGACTGGACGGAATTACCTTCCCGAAATGGCGAAAAGAATCGATCAAAGCCTACGGCAATGCGATAGTGCCGCAGGTGGCGTATCGGATATTCGAAACGATTAATGAATATGAAAATTACCATGCCGAGCAAATTTTCAAAATAGTTTAACCGCCTCCGGGCATAACATTATAAGCTATGATTTTAAGATTTAGAGAAGGTTCCGCGCTTCATGCCGAATTAAAGCGGATGTACGATGTGCGCGAAGCCACGTACAAAGAGGCATGCGACATTATCGAGGAATTGGTCGGCGAGCGACCGGAAGGATTCGGATACTATTGGGCCTGGGGCCGCACCTGTGCATGGAGTCCGTGCATGGTCACATTTAAAGACGGTTTTGTTCCCGATCCCAAATTGATGTCGGAAAATACGGAAGAATCGACCCGTGAGCATAAAGTGTACAAAATACTTATAACCACCCCAAAAGGCCGGGAAGCGTCGGATAAATTCAAGAGATTCTACAATTCCATCACCTCCAACAGTCTGGAAAAGTTGGGTTTGCCTCTTCATGCAGAAAGTCGGTATTTCTATTTCATGCCCAGCAAGGATGAAGTCGGGTACTACCTCGCGGTTGGCAATAGTATAGCCGATGTGCTGAAAAATAACGTCGATATCACGATTGAATTACCGGAATGATTATCAATACAATTAAACCGAAAACCGATGACAATCTTACCGCCCATCTGCCGGGCATTGGCAATGGGACTGAATGAAGAATTTGAGAAAATGAGAACAGCAAAAGAAGCGGCCAGAGAGTATGCCGAAACATTATGGAATAGAAAATCCACCCTTGAATGGGATGTCAGCCGTGATGCCTGCAAATCTCGTTCTGAGCGAGACTTCCTGGCAGGCAAAGAGTTTGGTTATCGCAGGGGTTTTGCCGATGCCTGGCGATGGATTCCGGCGAGCGAGCAACTTCCGGAAGAAGGACGGAAGGTGTTGGTGAAAGAGGAATCTATATCCCCTAACACCGACGAAACCGCAAAAACAAACATAAAAGGGTATGAATTAGCGGTGTGGAATGGATGTGAATGGCAATTGGAGTACATAGATAAACCGACTCACTGGCGGCCCATTGAACGAGTAAATGAATAAGGGTATGAAATACATTTTATTGATTATCACCGCCCTACTCGTTATCATCCTGATTCGGGTAGAGCACATAGCGGACAGGATTCCGGAAATACGGTTTGATTCCATTATAGTCGATCCGCCGCCGGAAATTAAAAGGACTACACCGATTATCCGTTCGGATTGGGATTTATTCATCGAAGCCCTGATCTACGTCGAAAGCAAAGGAAACGAACGGGCCGTAGGTAAAAACGACGATGGCGGAGTACTGCAAATACGGCCCATCGCCGTAAAGGAAGCCAACCGTATCATAGGGTTTGACAAATTCGTCGATTCCGACCGTTTCGACCGCCTAAAATCCATCGAAATATGGGAAACGATACAAGAATACCACAATCCTGGGAAATCATTCGAAAAGGCCTTAAAACTCCATAACCCCAACGGTGGGGAAGAATATTCAGACAAAGTAATGAACAAATACAAGCAACTCAAACATGATAACTATTAAATCGCTCGCAAAGAAGCTGGAAATTGCCGAGATCCGCATCTGGTTTTTGATTCGGCAGCGGATTATCAAGACCACGAAGAAAGGAACTGATATTTTGGTCGATGAATCGGAGGTATATGGCTACCTGCAAAAACGCCCCGAACTATGGGATAAATGGAAGATAGACTATGAATACTGCCAGACTCACAAGATAGCATAAAAAAGCAAGGACTCCCCCGAAAGTTCGTCCCTGCCAACGTCCGCCCAGACATCCTCAAAGATATAAATTTTATATTGAAAAACATGACGACACCTTCAATAAAAAGAAGACGAGGCGGCAGACGCGACGACTCAACGGTTCACATTAACTTCACAAGGAAAGAACTGATAGACGAACTTCGGCGGGTGGAGTTCTATTGCAAGGTGGTAGGCCGGCGGGATCGAATCAAAGAGCGCAGGATGAAAAAATAAAGTTAATACTTGCATAATGTCCCGGACCTGTTGACGTTTGCGAAAACAGATTATTCTATGGCAGGAACGTCTGATTTACTACGGGAGATCGCCGACATGCTCGATGCGGGATTCTTCAAAAACATAACCGAGGATGATCTCGACAGGGCGAAAAGGGTGATTATGGCATTTCGGGATGTCAAAGTTGACTATGAGCAGGCGAAACGAATCACCGGCAAGTCCGATTCGGCTTTCAACGCTAAAATATCACGATCCGGAATACCGGTTTGCAAGGAGCGGTTGTACAGGTACAGCGATATGGTTAAGATCAAAAATAAAGAGGTTTGACTATTGATAGTGCCCCAGGGCGGATACGACAAGCACTTCAACCGTTTCCTCGTTTATCCGATATATCAATCTGTGTTCCGAACTTAGCCGCCGAGACCAAAAGCCGCTATATTCATGTTTGAGTTGTTCAGGGTTGCCTATTCCCGTTTCGGGATGATCTGCAAGCTCGATAAATATTTGTTCGATACGCCTGGTAATCGCTCTATTGCCGCTCTTATGATGCTTTTGCAGATCTTTGCGGGCCTTGTCTTTTACGATTATTTTATATTGTCCCATAGTGACTTGCTTGGATCATAAATAATTCCTTCTCCGGCTTTATCAGCTTCGTATTCCTTGATACGGCGGGACAGTTCGGCGATGTTTCGCGGATCGTCGAACCAGGGATCGCCTGAAGGGGATGGATTAAGACTGATACCGTCGCTAACCACTAATTCAATAAGTTTACGCCCGCGCTTCACAAATACGCGAGTATGTTCGGCCATGTCAAAGTATTTTTTTTGATTGTTCCGAAACTCCGAAGGGCTAATAGTAATTGCATCCATAATCTTTTTCATTTGTACGCACTTTTGTACGTTTTATTGTACAAATATAGTGCCTTTTATCGACAGATACAAATTTGTATGGGTTTATTTGATATTTAAAAAATCATTCTTATATTTGTAATGCTCTATTACCAGTAAGGCGAGTTGACGCTCGCTGCATAGCGGGCATTTTTTATGCTTGCTAATTAATATGGTTTCGTACCCCCTTGTCGAAGGTTAATGCCTCGACTGCCTTACTGGTGTAGAGCAAAGGGTCAGTACGAAACCTTTGTATTTATTTTTAATGCTCAAACCAGTATGTTTAACAAATCAATGTGCGCCTACCGTCATTTAGAATGCGGTGTGGCAATGGAAGTTATTTCTGATTCTCTGTCCGCCTACAAAGTTTCCAAGCAAGGTAACGAATCCCTGCTGTGCATCAAAGGAAGCATTGACGAAATCACACTTACACTCAGTGAGGCAAAAATGCTTCTCGAATCCCTATCTCGTCTCATCGAAGACCGCACTATCACCGGTTCACAACCGGTCTACAACTTCAGAGAATGCGTTAACGCTGGTAGAATCGTTAAAAGGGGGTAGACATGAACACCATGCAAATTTTCAATAATCAGCAATTCGGACGTGTTCGGGTTGTCGATGTTAAAACAGTGCCATATTTTGTAGCTAATGACGTATGTTGCGCTCTCGGATATTCTAATCCAAGAGACGCTATTAATAGGCACGTTGACAGTGAGGATAAAACTGGTGTCGTGATTCACGACGGCAGCCAAAATAGAGAAATGACAGCTATCAACGAATCCGGAGTCTACTCCCTTGTTTTCGGGTCTAAGTTACCTACCGCTCACACAACTTATTGATTATCAGATATACCCTAAAACAGGGTATATCTGATAATCAGAAAGTTAAGTACCAAAAGAATTTGAACAACAAATCTTTGTTAAAAACGATCTTTTTAATTGGTAATTAAAAAATAGTTTGTATATTTGTGATGCTATCTATACTAAAGGGCCGAGATGCCCACCCCATTCACAGGTGGTTTTTTTATGCCGTGTTGTGAAATTTTAAAATATAGACTTCGGTCGTGTACCCCCGTACGAATGTTGTAATGACATCGTAAAACCCTTTAGGTAGATAGCAGCGGGAAAGGCACGACCGTTTTATTTGTGTCTAACAAAATGCTATCTACCATGTCTAACAACACAACCTATGCCAGCCGTCACAAGGACTGCGGCTTCGCAATGGAAGTCATTTCTGACTCCTTATCTATCTACAAAGTCTCTAAGCGAGGCAATGAATCCCTTCTCTGTATCAAGAACAGCCATGACGAAATCACCGTTACCCTTCGCCATGCAAAATTACTTCTCGAATCCCTATCCCGTCTCATTGAAGATCGCACTATCACCGGCCCGCAACCGGTTTACAACTTCAGGGAATGCGTTAACGCTGGTAGAATCGTTAAAAGGGGGTAGACATGAAAACCATGCAAATTTTCAATAATCAGCAATTCGGGCGGGTTCGGGTTGTCGATGTGGATACTATTCCCTATTTCGTGGGGCGCGATGTGGCAACCGCTTTAGGTTATGTAAAGCCGGAGAATGCGATTTCTCAACACGTTGATTCTGAGGACAGCGTAAAATACGCTATATCTGACAATCAAGGAGTTCCGCATGAATATCTTTGTATCAACGAATCCGGAGTCTACTCCCTTGTTTTCGGGTCTAAGTTACCTACCGCAAAACAGTTCAAACGGTGGGTGACGACCGAAGTCCTGCCATCCGTCCGCAAACACGGGGCCTACCTAACCGACCGGAAAGTAGAGGAAGTGTTATCCGATCCGGATACGATTATAAAGCTCGCAACGCAGTTGAAGCAAGAGCGGGCCGAGAAGGAGCGCCTTGCCGAAGAAAACATACTGGCAAACGAGCAAATCGAAAAGGCCGCGCCGATGGTGCAATATTACAATAAAGTATTGCAATCGGACAGCTTGATTACGACAAACGTGATCGCCGATCAATTAGGCGTTAGCGCAAGGCGGCTAAACGACATGCTGGTGAAGCGCGGTATTATATACCGGCAAAGCGACACCTACGTACTGTATGCGAAATACCGGGGCCAGGGATACGAAGGTTATAGGACGCATACTTACATCAGCAGCACGACCGGACAACAGTTCACCAAACAGCATCTATACTGGACGGAAAAGGGCCGCGAATTCATCTACAACTTGTTTCACGATGACCGAGTATGAATATACGGCCCTGGACGTAATCAAACGTATGGGCGAAGACGAAGTATTCCGCCGGGAATTGTTGCTGCTGATAAACGAGCTGCTTTGCATGTTGAAAAACGCATGTGAAAAATCGAATTAATTTTACATTTATACAACTGTAAACCAGGCATTTTATACTATTTTGCAAAGGGGTGGTGCGCTGTGCCGCCCCTTTCTATTTTTGTTCCATAGCGCTATCGGTAACGGCCCCACGTAAGCGGGCCGAAAATTAATAATCAATCAATAACTATGGACAAAGATATTTTTATGTTCGGCGACGGCGGGTCTAAGGGATCTGACATCATGGCGATGATTCCGGCGCTGATGCAGAACAAGGGTATGGACCCGAACCTCGTTGCGGCCCTGATGAACGGTAACAACAACCGGAATGGTTTCGGCGGGGACGGATGCTGGTGGATCTGGATTATCCTGCTGTTCTTCTGCTGGGGCGGCTTCGGCGGCAACGGTTTTGGCAACAATGGCGCTAACGGTCTTCCGGCACAACTTAACAACGATGCGGGTCGTGAATTGCTGATGAATGCAATTCAGGGCAACGGCGCAGCGATCAACCAACTGGCCGCCTCGCTGAACTGTTCGACAACGCAGCTTCAGGGCGCGATTTGCAGCCTTCAGGGATCGGTGGATAAAATCGGCGGTCAGATCGGAATGAGCGGACAGCAGATTATCAACTCCATTCAGTCTATGGGCTGTCAGATCGGCAACCAGATTGCCGAATGTTGCTGCAACGTCCGCCAGGACATCGTGAAAATGGGCTACGAGAATCAGCTCGCGACGATCAACCAGACCAATGCGCTGCAATCTACGGCCAACACGCAGTTCAACATCATCGGAGCGAAGATCGACGCACAGACGCAGATCATCAACGATAAGTTCTGCTGGCTGGAAAAAGCCCGTTTGCAGGATCGTATCGACGAACTCAGCCGCGAGAACTCACAGCTTGCTACGGCAGCCAGCTTGCAGTACCAGACTGCGAATATCGTCAGCCAACTCAAAGCCCCGGCACCGGTTCCGGCTTACATGGTTCAGAATCCGAATTGTTGCTACACGCCTACGGTGGCCGTTGCTTCGTCTCCGTTTTGCGGATGCGCTGCGAATGCCGTAATCTAAGCAAAAAGGAGGTGATTATGTATCCAAGAGCAGACTTTAGAGTTGTTTTTCCGGGATCGTTTATCCCCAGAGTGGATGTAGGCGGGATTTATGAACTCCGGACTAACGCAGTACAGATTACCGATGCTTCGGTGGACTACGGGATTTCCCCTATCTGTTACAATGCTTTGCCATGCAAAAGCGTGGTCTTGCTCAGTGTACATGCAGATGCGCCGGCGGGAGGCGAGTCCCTTCCGGTAACAATCGCAGTGCCGAACAACGGCCAGTCTACGGTTTCCAGTGCCGACACTACCACGGGAACAACGAAAATTCCGGTAGTAGATAGCAAGAACAGTAATGTCACGGGAGCCGATGTTACGGGGAGCACCGAACGCCTTGCCTATATCGATAAGCGAAACGGCATAATCCGTTTTCTGGAATTTACAGCAAGAGCGGCCCCCGCGCCGACTGCATCCGCTGAACCTGCAGCAAGTAAAAATTCAAAGTAAAAAAAACGAAAGCGCAGAGAGGCAATCCCCTGGGCTTTCCTAAAAATTAAAAATCATGTTCCAAAATTTGAGAAAAGGATCATCTGTATATGTGCTCGACACACGGGAAACTCCGAAATTCTATACGGCGGCTGTCAAGGAGGTCGGCGTGCCGTACTATCCGCAGCCGACACCCGGACAACTGACGCCCTTCCAGCAGCAGTACATCAATATTACTATTGAGAACAACGAACCCTGGGGAGTGCCGGTTAATCTGGATGTCGTATCGAAGGATGGGCTTACCGTCTCCATGACGCGCGAAGGTCTGATGCCAGCTATCACAGCGGCGCAGAAAGAGAGTTCGGATATCATCAATTCGTTCGAACGTCACAAAGCGAACCTGGCAGCCTACGATCAGATTTTAAAGGATCTCGATCCTTCCTATGCGAAAGCGAAGGCTCAGGACGAAGAGATCAAGCGTCTGAACAACGAATTGAGCGAAATAAAGAGTATCATTCGTTCGGTTCCGAGCCTGGAGGATATAAAGGGCCTTTTCGACAAACAAGGAACACCAAAAACAGCTAAATGATTATGAGTTGGAATGGTATGGTAATCGGACGCGCTCACGGAGGCAGCGAACGAGAAGACGTGGATTATATGCTCGATGAGGCCTATGAAAAAGGCCGCGAGGATATGCGTCGAGAAATGATGGACGGCGGTAGATATGGAGATCGTTCAGACTATCCGCGCGGGGACTATGAAATGCGCCGCATGGATGGGGAGGGCTACGGAGATCGCCGCGGAGTCAAGGGTACCGGGCCGTATGCCGGTGAATACAGGCGTAGAAGGTATTAGGTTATGGGACGGCTTGATGTTTACGAAGCATTGCCGGAAGGTATGAGAGAATACCTCTCCAATCACGGCTGGCATTTCAGTAAAAAGCTGGCCGAGTATGCAACCAACCCCCAGAGGATGAAGAATGCCGACGGCACAAGTCATCATTGGGATCACGAGCAGGTAAAACAGGCCCTCGAACGTAATGGAATTACAATTGAGAAAGCGAAGGGATACGACTGTATGTACGTCGCTAATATGGCCTATTCGGACTTTTATCCGAAACCTTTAGCCTCGGAAGCTGCCATTTTGCAGTATGTGAAGGCTTACATCGATGATCCGGACGGCTATGACGGCATCGCACTCACCCGGTACTATGCGGATTGCATAGGAAAGGGGGAACCTCTTGCCTGGGAAGAATTTCTGTAACCGGCGGGGCACTCCGACATGATTCGGAGTGCCCTTATTTTATTCAAATTAAATATAAAGATCATGGAAGAAGTAGAATTGAAACAGTATATCCTGGATTATTCCAAATCCATAGCTAAAGGCGATGACGATGTGCTTGAAATAGCCGGACGTGTGTCCGACTTCATTGAAGGGAAAGAAGATAAGTGCAAAAATTGTACGCTCGTGCAGTGGCTTTGGCTGATTTTGTACCTGAACGTCGATGTCCTTTTGGGCAAGGACGATCAGGAAGACGAACAACCTAAAAAGACGAAGAAATGAACGAGTATGCCCAAAGATTATTAGCCGGTGAAAGCCTCCGGTCGGTCATCGGCAGCATGTCCCCCAGCGATCATCAGCGGTTATTGGAGTATGTCGACAAGGAAGCTACTTTCCTACCCAGGTTCGTACGTCGGAAGATGTGTAAGCGTATAAAAAAATATATCGAAGAATGATTACCGCAGAGGTACGCATACGCAAATACGATTGGAAGATAAGAATATATCTTGCCGTTACTTGCTACTATACGGACGAGATTATGGACTCCCTATCCCGGATCGGATGCCCGCCCGATATTATGAACAGGGCCTACAACAATATGACCCAATGTGCACTGGATACGGGGTTGACTTATTCAAATTCGCACCGGTCGGTTATGGTCGTAGCCCGGAGTTCGTCGCCGGCGCAATTCTTAAACTCGTTCGAGCACGAATTAAGGCATTTGACCGATCACATCGCCGCTGCCGAAGGGCTTGAGATAGGCGGCGAAGATGTTGCTTACCTGACCGGCAATCTAAATTCCCTGCTATGGGAATATATACACCCTTTTGTTTGTTGTAAATGTAAAGACTATTGATATGAACAACGAAGGAGATATTTGCGCTTATGAAGCGCAGGATCGGGACAGTAAAATAAAAGAGTTACTCAAAGACTTGGAATCAGAATTATCCCAGCCTAAATTCGAACAGATAAAAGAGGAACTGCTTCAGGTTTTAGAGGGGTAATTGCGGGGGTAAAATACCCCCGCAACCCTTCTCTCCAAATGTGTGATAAGTTCGGAGATGCGCGTTTTCTCTGCCATCGATTGTATGGCATTTGCAATAGGATGAAAGAGCTAAATTAAGCGCATACTTTCCCCGTGTTATTCTTTCCCTAAAGGTGCTATTTTTTTTCGAAACTATTGCATAATGCGCCGGACGTACTGACCTTTGCAATATAAGGTTTTACACCTATGTTTCAGGAGATATCGGAACTTAAATACGTGAAGTTCGTAAAGCGGGACGCCATCGAAAAAGAGGCTCTGTTGAGCAAGCCTAAATTTTCGGATATGTCGTTGATACCCCTACTTTATGACGAGTTCAGGCGAATTGTCGCCGATGATAAAAGTCAGTCTAAACAGTCCGGTCGCCTGAAGAAACAATTCGTATTCATTATCCTATACCTGTACTCTCCTGCAACGCTTGCCGGCGGTAAAATACGTACAGGTGTTCGTAATGAACTTCAGAAGTTATTTCGATACAAATCCCCTACAGCGATCAGCAATATCGGGGCAAGTGCGGCATTCTGGTATTCTCAATATCGGCATTTCCGCAAACAGGTGGAGTCGGTATTTATTCGGCTCATGGAGTGGCATAACGATAGGATAAAAACGGATAGTTAAATGGCGAAGGGATTGACGATAAAACAGGAGAAGTTCTGTAACAAATACCTCGAATGCGGTAACGCGTCCGAGGCGTATCGCTTTGCCTATGACTGCTCGAACATGAGCGAAGAAACGATTTGGAAAAGGTCAGGAGAATTACTTCATAACGGGGCAGTAACGGGGCGGATAGATTATCTCAAGAGCCACCTTGCCGAGGCCGCCGGCATTTCAGCTCTCCAGATTGTTCGCGAACACCAAAAGATCGCATTCTCCGATGCTACCCGTATTCGAAGTGGATGGATGTCGCTCAAGGAGTTTGAAGTCCTTACGGAAGATGAAAAAGCGTGTATCAAGTCGGTTGAGACTAAACAAACCAAGCGGGTTACTGATGAGGGGGAGATCATTATTGACGAACAAGTAAAAATCGTTTGTTATGACAAACAGAAATCGCTCGATAGTATCGTGAATATGCTTGGTTATAATGCACCTTCAAAAATAGCTAATACGGACAGCAAAGGGAACGACATTCCGCAACCTACGTTAAGTACAGACAGATTGCTCCAGTTGATAAAAGAAGGAAAGACGGATGGATGATTATTCGAAGGTGGGCGACCTGCTGCTCAAAGAGGGATCTCTAACATTCGCCGCTGCAATGTTTGAGGCGGTGAACAGGAGTCCCTTTCTGATATCTCAGCATCATCGGGAAATCTGTCGGAAACTGGATCAAATACTCCGGGGTGAACATCCCACTAATCGACTAATATTGAATATCCCGCCGCGCCACTCAAAAACGGAGTTAGCTGTGGTGTCCTTCACTGCGATGGGGTTCGCTATCAATCCACATTCAGAATTCATGCACCTGTCCAGTAGCGATGAGCTTACGACCCGCAACGCGACGAATATTCGCAGAATCATGGAAAATCCCAACTATCGGGCTTTTTTCCCCCATGTAGATCTATCGAATAACGCAAAAGGGAGTATATCCACTTCTGCTGGCGGAGTGTTCTATGCAGCGCCTTTTATGGGTCAAATTACGGGGTTTGGATGCGGTAAGCTCGGAGCGGATGTGTTTAGCGGTTCGATGAATATAGATGATCCTATGAAGGCTCAAGATGCCTTTTCGACCACGATTAAGTCCCGGATTGGAGGGCTGTGGACATCTACGTTCAAGAATCGCCTTAACGATACACGTACGCCGGTTATCGTGACAGCACAGAGGCTTGCTCCGGACGACTTCTGCGGATATCTGTTGGATACAGAGGGAACAATCGAAGAAGGGGGAGTATGGGATGTTGTGAGATTCTCGGCCATCGTAGACGAGGGATTGCCTACTGAACACGCGTTATGGGAATCCCGCTTCCCCTTAAAAGAATTGAAGGTATATCGGGATGCGGATGAATTTACTTTCAACACGCAATACATGCAAGACCCCAAGCCAGCCGAAGGTCTGATGTATCGGGAGTTCAAAACATATGAAATAATACCTTATGCGAGTGACTCTATGCGTAAAGCCTATGTGGATACAGCAGATACCGGCGACGATTACCTGTGTGCCATTTGTTATGTAGAGCAGCCTGAAGGGAACTATGTGATCGACGTGCTTTATACAAAAAAACCTATGGAGTACACGGAACCCGCGACCGCCGAAATGCTTTCTAAACATCGGATAGAAGTAGCTAATATTGAAAGTAATAACGGGGGACGTGGCTTTGCCCGGAATGTAGAAAGACAATGTCGCTTGATGGGGAATAGTAAGACCCGTATTTCGTGGTTCGCTCAGACTGAGAATAAACAAGTACGGATATTCACGAAGTCGGCTGATGTGAATAATATCACCTATTTCCCCTCCGGATGGGATCGAAGGTGGCCGGAATTTTATCGAGCCATAACAGGATACACGAAAGAAGGAAAGAATGCTCACGACGATGCGCCGGATGCGCTGACCGGATGTGTAGAGAAAAGGATTAAATCACGTAACAAAGCCACGTACACAAAAGAGGATTTAGGAATATTTTAATTTAAAGACATGGAATACTTTGGGAATCTTTGGAAAACAATTAAAAATATCAGTCTGAATGTCATCGGAGTTAAAAGGACGCTTGATGAACTTATTCGTGATGGGGATGTGTCTAAAGCGATGACATTATTTCAAAACAGGGACAATGAAGTTGACCAAGCTATTATGGAATACAATCCCGAAACGCACGAAGTTATGTTTCGGAAAAACAAAATAAGGAAGAATAAGGAACCGTATAAAGTCGAGAAATTACCGCGGGCATGGCAGAGGCATATTAATGAGGTAGCGCTATATTTTCTTTTGGCGAATCCGATCAAATGGAGCAAAGAGGATGTCGATCAATACGAAGAAGCATTCGCCGCCTACAATAAATTTTTGGCATCGACTCGATTCAATACGACCATGCGTCAAGCGAAGAGGATTGCTGGCTCAGAAACGGAGTGCGCTAAACTGTATCATATTTACCGCAACGAAGAGACATTTACGCCGGAAGTTAAAGTGGTTTTATTGGCAAGGTCATTAGGGCATACTCTGCGTCCCATGTTCGACCAATACCACAATATGATAGCCTTTGGATACGGTTATTACCTCAAGGAAAATGGGGTCACAATAGAGCATTTCGATATTCAGACTTCTGCTAACATAATCAAATGCAAACGATCTCCCCGTTCTTTGAATTGGGATGTCGAGATAACGTCGAACCCATCCGGGAAAATCAATATCATTTATTATTCGCAGGAAAAGGAATGGGATGGCGCTGAATTGCGTATTAATCGGGATGAAATGATTGATTCAAAGGCTGCTGATGTCAATAATTATTTTGCCGATCCGATTGCGAAAATATCGACTGATATATATGATTCACTGGTAGATCCTGAAATGGTAGGTAAGGTACTCAAATGCGACGGCGAAAACAGCGTTTTCGAATATGTTACCCCTCCGACGGCCTCCGATATGAAAGAGGGTGAGAAAAAGGTTTTAAGGGAATCGATTCATCAGGATACTATGACTCCTAAGTTTGATTATGAAAGTATGCTGGGGCTAGGGACTCTCTCCGGGGATGCTTTAAAAAGGGCAATGATTCTGGGCTATATGAAGCGGCAGAATCGCATGGAGATATACGATGAACTCGTTGATCGGGAAAAGAATCTTATCATCGCTATAATGGCTAATGTGACTCACGTCCATTTAAGAGACTCCCTTCTGAAGATGCAGATTACCCACGAATTTGCCGAACCTTTTAACGAGGATGTACAACAGCAATGGAGTGCGATAGGTGCCCTTTATCGAGATGGCGTTATATCTCTTGAGACTGCGATACAAAAGATAGGACTCGCTCCTGACCGGGAAGATGAAGCGCAAAGGATAAAGACAGAGAACAGCGCGTCGAATCCTATACCGGAGGATACAAACGCATCAGCCAAGGCAAAATAATGGGATAAGGTTATCAGTCGATGAGTCGCAGAACGACATAATGAATCCGTCAGGGAGCACTGAAAAGACAATCTAATCTAATACAATAAAACATAGTCCCGGCAAAAGTCGGGACTATGATCTTCAGTTAATAATTATGCGCTTATTTGCGACAAATCGCGTCCTAATTGTCGCAAGGTATTCAGTATTTCCTCGATTCTTTTTTCTGATGGTTTTTTTGTGCCATATATATACTTTGATAGCAGGCTTTTATGTATACCGAGCGTGCGGGCGACCTCCGAAACATTCAACTGTGGAAATCTGCGGAATACTTTACCTATCACGTTATTCTCATCCGGCTTGCGAGTATCGTAAAAACTCGACAAGTGTATATCCTCGTCAATCCCTTCCCAGCGTATAGCGTCTCCGAACTTGTTTATTTTCCACGCTTCCCGCTGTTCGTCCGTAGCCTCTTTGAGTATGGGGAAGCACTCTAATGGACGGTTATATGTTTTACCGTCATCGGTGGCGATATAGATGCGGCCACCATCAAACCAAACCTTTGTAATCGTCTCCATAATCGTATTAATTGTGCCTTCCGGCTATTCCTCGTCTCCGAAATATTCATGCCATTTGGCAATGATATCCGCTTCATACATTTCAATTATCTGCAACGCGCGGCGCAAATCGCCAGCTTTAATTCCTCGGTTGTACTTCACATCCCTTGTCTCGATTTCGATTTTAGCGTCATTGCCTCCATACTCAATATGTACATGGATAGGTCGATGTTCATCCGAATAGAAGTAGAAGCGCAATCCGAAAATGTATAAAATCGTTGGCATTGTTAATTGTTCTTTGATTTCGCAATACAAATATAGGGCTAAAAAATTAGACCTGCAAATAAACTGTAATATTTTCCGACTTTGGTAACAATCGAAGCAGTTATCGAACTGATCGACTTGCTCAAAGATCGAAAAACCGCACAGCGGTAGAAAGAAAGCCTCGGACAATCTCCGGGGCTTGTTATTTTCAATATTGAGCGGCAAAATATATCCTACTCATTTAACCGAGGTATTTCCTGTACATAATAAAAAGAATAACTAAATACTTTCCGCGCATTTACTGATCCTTCTGGATAGGTCGATCAGAGCAGCACGCAAAATATCTTTTTCTGATTCGCTAAAATCATCGGGTTTACCATTATTTATACCATCCATTTTATGATAAAGCCACGAGCGCGATTTACCGAAGTACCGTTCCGATATTTTGGCCCATGATACATCGAGCAAGATATCAGACATTTTCTGTTTAACCGTTTCACGGTTTTGTTTTACAATGATTTCCATACTATTATGCTTTGCGCCTCCGGTCATTTATCCGAAAGCTGGTTGTTTAATCTCGCTCCAATAATTCTTGCAGAATCATTTCTATATACCATTCTTGCTCATCCTTTCCGTTTGGATAGGATTTATGATAATTACGTATTGATTCTATTAAATCCCACTCTTTTTCTGTTAGTTCTACATCCATATTACCCGTCTGCGTTAGTATTACAAATATAATACACTTTTGTGTATTACACAAATATTTTGCAGGTATTTCCCGTTCAGATCGAAAAACGACACAAAAGCAAAAGCCCCGGCTATGCCGGGGCTTTCTTTTGTTCGCTTCTTTTTCTTAACTATTTGCTTTTTACCACTTTGAACTGATATCTACCACCGTCGCTATTACTGTATGAAATCTGAGCTTTATTACCCTCAAGACTTTCAAATTTAAAATACTCCGTAATAGGATCAAGTGTCGTACCGACCATCGTATTCCCTTTTATTTCATATCTGCCTACGTACATATCGCTAAAGAACTTAACTGTATACGAATCATCGTTTTTTACAGATATTAAAATTCCGCCGGACGGGACATTGCTAAAGTCTCCTGATGTTGCGATAGATGTGACATTCCACACCCCTACGAGATCTGTTTTGGTTAATTGAATACCGTCGTTATTGTCATCTTTTGAGCAGGACGAAAATACAACCGTGGCGGCAGCCACAAATAAAAATAAAAGCTTTCTCATGTTATTGTTCTTTCTGCGTATCTTTTAACGGAAGATAGTATTTAGTCTGAGTGGGGGTATAAATACCTCCTGTTATACAACCAACAAGCATATTTAAAAAGCTATGATTCGTTTTTACGATATAGTTTTCCGCCCCATTAACATATTCCGATGCGTCCATAGTAGCATTATCCAGAGGAACAAGACCACAAATAAGATGGTGGTTCCATTCTTTGTTAACTTCTACGACAGGCTCTTTAGGTTTTACGTTTCCAACAAGTACTCGCGTGTTGTAACAAGACGTGAGAGAAATAGCAGCAACAAACGTTACTCCAAAGGATAATAGTTTTTTCATAACACAATAAATAATAGGTTTAAAATATTTAAGCACAAATATAAAGAAACCCCCCCCCCTTACAAATTAATAAATATTATAATAATATAAAATACCATTGGTTTTTCTTATGTCCAATTCCGGATAAAATGACTTTTTCGTGACAATCGCGCGATTGTCACGTTTTTTATTTCGGAAGCATTGTCCAATGTGCCGAACGTGCCCTCTTTTGTGTTGTAATTGTAAACAAAACAATATCAGCATGAAAGAGACTATTTTGTCATTACTTAAAGCCCGTTTTGCCGATGTCCCCGACACCATTCTGGAAGGGATCGCAAATAGTCAAAGCGAGGCAATCACGACCCAGGAAGAAGCGAATTCCTTTGTCGAAGGAATCACTCTTCAAAACATCTTCGAATCATACGGCAATCAGCGTGCTGCGGAAGCGGCGAGCGCGGCGAATACTCCTAATGCGGTATCCCAATTGGGGGAAGCCGCTATTGCGCATGTAGCCACTGCCGACATGAAGCCGAGCTTTTCTGCTCAATACGAAGACTTGATCCGTCAAATGATCGATGCGAAGATCGATGCAAAAGTCGCCCCCTTACAGAAACAGGTCGAAGAGTATGCAGCGCGCGAGGCGGCTCAAGCGAGGGAATCTACAATTCTGCGGATTGCGAAAGAGCTCGACATCCCGCAGTTCAGAATCGACGAGGGCTTTTCGATTGCGAGTGATGCCGATGAAAACGCGATCAAAGCCCACCTGTCCAAAGTCAAACAAAATATCGTGACGGCAAGCCTGGGAAGTAAGAACGATTCGAGCTTGCTCGCTTCCCTCGGCGACATCGATAAAGGAGAGGCGGATTCATGGGCGAGCGCCCTTCCGGATAAATAAACATAAAAATCAAACAAATGGGAGTAAAATTCACACCAGAAACCAAAGAGGGGAACATGCCCGTCTTTTGGAGGGGAGAAGCTAAAATTCTTCCCGGAGGATACAAATTGCTTCAAACGTTCCCCAAAGGAACGAGAATTCCGAGAGGCACACTTGTATCGATTATGCCCGGCACACTCACAGCAGGCATTTCAAAACATGCCGAAGTCGTTACGGTCGACACAACAACGAAGCCGAGAGTTAAAAAAGGTCATCTATTCCAGGCCGCCGATGTCGTGATGAAAGCAGGCGAGACGACGGGCGTAACGATTTCGTCCATTGACGCATCGAATGCCGATTACGACACTATCACTCTTTCCGCCGCCATTACCGGACTCGCGGCTGGCGACATCCTTCTGGAAGCTACCGCGACCACGAGTTCGAAAGAAAAATATGTCCCGAACGGCGTTGTCGGAGAGACGACCGATCCTTTGAACGGCGATGATTCCGACACGGTGTCAGTTGCCTACGATGCCGTTGTTTTACGCGGATACGTTCCTGATCCCCCAGAAGCATGGCTTCAGGGGATTACATTGAAAAACAACCCGAATATCATCTTCATCAAACAGTAAGCTATGGCAGAAAAATTCTTTTACAGTTCCATTTTCGGAAAACTGACCAAGCAAATAAAGCTTCGCTTCGACGCTGTATCCAGACTTCACAAGCAGCTTTTCGATAACGTTTTCTACGAACGGTTCTTCACCTGGGATTATCCTACGATAGGCCTGGATTTCGAAGAAATCAAAGGCAAGTACAATGTGAGCATTGCCGCTGCCACCATCGATCGGAATTCAAAAGAGCCGGTTATCGGAACGGAAGGGCTTGAGACAATTGCTAAAAAGGTATTGACTCATGCGATCACCCTTCCGATGACGATTGACACCTATCGAAAGGTGTTGCAAATCCTTGATAGCCGGATGATCCCGGAAGGAACCGCAAAACAGCAATTGATCGACCTTATGTTTGGGGACGCAAAGACGGTTGTGAGTGGCGTTCAAGCCAAACTGGACATCATCATCCTGAACGCCTTGTCTAACGGAGGCGTAGCTACTCTCGATTCGACTAACAACCCCGAAGGTGGGATTAATACGACCATCGACTACAACATGCCGGAAGGGAACAAGGGCAGCGCAACGACCAGTTGGACGAATGGCAATATCGATACAGTCGATGTCTTCGATGACATTCAGAGCATTGTCGATGCCGCTTCCGACAAAGTGGTATTCGACCGTATTCTGCTCGCCCCGTCGAAGCTGTCCTTCATTCTTCGCAGCAAAAAGATGAAGCAGGTGATCTTCGGAACGGATAAATCATCGAGTCCGCTGCTGCTCTCTTCCCTGAATGAATTCATGCGCTCGAACGAGCTGCCTGTTTTCGAACCGGTGAGAAGGCAATGTAGGATTCAGGATAACGGCGTTTTCAGATCCTACGAACCCTGGAATCCGAAAAATATCGTGTTTGTTCCGGCGGGAAATCTCGGCGTCATTAAAAACGCATACGCCAACAGCGAACTGCGCGAAGAGCCAGGTGTTTCGTATTCGAACTACGGACGGATACGGGTATCCAAATGGGGAGTCGGAGAAAACCAGAATTCGAACGGCGTCGAATTTACCAAGGCGGAATCGCTTTCGCTTCCGGTAATCACGGAAATAAACGGTATTTATTCACTGAATACGGAATCGTGACGGTAGGCGAATACATAACAGACAGGTTTCAGGCCTTCGGCGTTTCACTGTCGGAGGCTGACCTTTTCGATGTCACTCTCTCAGATCCGGATATCTCGCTGGAAACAGAAATCACAAAAGAAAATCGGGAGCAAGTATTAAGAGCGATGACGGGTATTATCCCTGCTATCCTTGCCATGCCGGAATCGGTCAATGAGAACGGATTTTCCGTCCAATGGGATAAATCCGGACTGAGGGAGTATTATCGGATGTTATGTAATCAACTGGGGATCGCCTGCGAAGCAGGAAGTTCCATATCCGACGCATCAGACCTTTGGTGATATGTATTACATGCCACATATACTCTATTTTCTGCATAAAGAATCGCCTCAAACCGATTCCAACGGCGATACAATCCCCGGCACAGGGAAGGAGGAATGGGTTGAAGTGTGCCGGTGCAGATGCGACGATAACGAAGCTTCGAAAACGGTCGGCATCAACGGACAAGCTTATGTATATAGATATCATATCGTTTTAAGCGGTCAAAAAAAGTTTTCCATCGGAGATCGTGTACGAGCATGTTATCCGAATGGGGAATTACGTGGTGAAGGGACTATCGCAGTACCGGGCCGATGTAATTTTTTAGGTTACTCTGAGATATGGATATAGCAATAGACATTTCGGACATCAGGGAAGCGTTCGAGCAATTGGAGGCGGAGGTCGATGATGCCATGAGGGAAGCTGGCGAAAATGCTATCCGGTACGCAACCAGCAAGACCAGATATCAGAACCGGACGTACCGTCTTCGCAACTCTCCCGGTTATGCTATCACGGATGGAAGGATCAAAGAAATGCGTGTGGCCGATAATTATGGACGTGACGAGGCAGTAAAAGCGACGACCGGGCTATTGAATGGATTAGACCATTCCGGACGCTCGCTAATACTTGCAGTCGGAATGCCATACGGCTCATACGTCGAGGCTAAGGGATATGATGTGTTGTCGGGCGCGGCGCTGAATGCCGTCAAAGAATTGAACAAAAAATGATGACACCCGAAGACATCAAAAATATTCTGTACCGGAAGTGCCGCGAAGTATTTCCCGACATCCCCGCGTATAAGGATGTGCATCCACCGGTAACGGAAAGGGATGTATCTGAACGGATCGTCATCAATGTCCTGTCGATGAACAACGATCCCTGGTCAAAGGGGTACGGCAATGTAAATCTGTTCGTCCCCTACGACAAGTCTTTGAAATATCCAACCCCTAACGGGCCTCGTCTCAGGGAATTGGGAAATATTGCCGAGGATGAATTCCGATCCGTATATTTCAATGAACCGGCTGGAAGGGGTGTCTATTCGATAGACAGCATTTCCACCGAACATGACGAAGCCACCTGGAGCTATTTCGTAAACGTAAGACTTTTTATCAAAACAAACAATTTTAAACTTTAAGTTATGGCAGAGAAAAAGATATCAGCGGTGAGCCTTAAACAGCTTTTTTACGGCCCCGTAATCGAAGATCCTGAATTTAGCGGGGCTAAATTGTATGCCCTTCTACATCCGTCAAGTGGTGATTCCACATTCCACGAGATCGAGAACGTTCACCAGGACACATGGACTTACGAGGAAGCTGAGGCGTCCGTAACCTCGTACAAGAATCAGATTACCGGCAATACCTACCGGGAAGACCGGGAAGCAGGCGATGTAGCGATCAACTTCACTATCGGGTTATATCAGTACCAGGAGAAAAAAGACCTGCAAGGCGGCGATCTGGTTACGGGATCCGGAAGCGAAGTTGTCGGGTGGAAACGCGGATCGGGCGCACAGGACATCAAAAAAGCTCTCGTCGCAAAAACGAAGGACGACGTGTGGATTGTACTTCCGAAGGCGTCTATCGGGGCGCGGGGAGCCGATACGGACGGAGCCATCGGGCTGGCTGTCGCAGGAACAATGATGGAGTCAGACGTATCGGGCGTAGCTCCTGAATATTGGTTCGATGATAGCGAAGTGAAAGGCTCACCAGGCGCATAGTGGTCAAATTTAATCTTTAAAGGCGGGGCGACCCGCCTTTTATCGACATGGGAATTAATATTTTATCATTCGGGGATCGAATCCTGACTTTCGAGGAACCGACCGTATTGACAGTTCGCCGCGTGTTTAAAACGCTGCGTAAGATGCACTCTTTCGACCGCAACGACATCCCAGACAACACGAATTATTTATCCCGGATAATCGCATTGGCGGTATCGGGGAGCGGCTTCTTCTCACGTTTTCGTAGGTGCATTCTTCAAAGACAGATCGTCAGACACGCCTCGCTATCGGAATTAAACGAGAATGTTTTGAAGATCATAGACTCTATCCCTATCGAACAGTATAGGGAGATATGCGCTGTTTTTTCGCAGTTAAATGAATTGATCGGGAAAGAAGATGAACAGAGCATCGACATTGATAGCGGCGGCGATAAGGCGCAATAATTACGTAAGGATAACACTGGGGAGATTCCGGTTCCGGATATATGCTTTTGTCATTTGGGATATATGCTTGGTGATAGAGAAATATTCGGAGACTTCATTCCCATTGGAAAAAATATTGTGGTTCCGCGTGATCGACAATAATTCGGACAGCCTGTGCAGGGCTGTGTCTATTGCTGTCACCCAGCATGGCATATTCAGGAGTATAAGGGCATTCCTGATCTACAAATTCATTCGAAGGTACGCGACCATCAGCCAACTGTATAAGGCTGCGAAAGCGTGCGGAGAAATGATTAACGGAACCGAAATGTTCACGAGGTGCAAACTCAGTCCTTCGGATAACAGTTCCAACACGGATAAATCCGGAAACAACAATATGATCGGGCAGATTGCATCCTTTCTCGATCTCGGAATTTCGTATGATGAAGCTGTGAAAAAGATCCCCTATCAAAACCTACTGATGATGTGCGCCGACAAACTCCGGTTCGATTACTCATCCGGCGACACGCAAAAAAAAGTTGAAAAGATATCCGGGAAGGATATGCTGAACCGGAAACGGGGACGGAAATAACCTTCCTCACCCAATACACATCACTATTGACGACTTGGACTTATGGCATCACTTTATTTTAAAATCGGGGCAGATTACCAGGAGGTAATCAGATTGGAAAAAGAGCTTGACAAACTGTATGTCAAGTTGCATTCCATGAAAAAGGGAGACAGCGGATTCGACGATCTGGTAAATCAAATCAAGAACACAAAAAAGGAGATTTCCGGGCTCAACAAAGGAATCGTCGATGCACAGAACAAAATTATAAACGAGATAAACAATTCGATAGCTGCCGAGAAAAAAAGAATAGCCGCCTCGCAAGATGTTGTACAGGCAGAAGAAAAGAAGATCGCCGCATCCCGTTTATCAGCCGCTTCCGTAGAAGACGAAGTAAAGGCGGCAACGAATCTCGACAGCCAGATGCGGATCACGGTTGCCAATCTCGAAAAGGAACGCGCGGAACTGGCTATTATCGCCCAGGAACGGAAGCGTTTACAGATGCAGGAGTCTATCAATGCCATCACGGTAGGCGATGCCATCGACAAACGCCTGTCGTTGACATCTGCCGAAATGAAGCATAAGCAGACAATCAATGCCCTGAATATATCCCTGCGTTCGCAAGTACGGGAATTTAATGCGACTGAAGGTTCGACCAAGCAGATGCAAGCTAATTTGTTGAATCTTCAGCGTGTTTACGACAACCTCACAGAAAACGTCCGAAACTCTCCTTTTGGGGAGGCATTGCGGAAAAACATAGAAAATCTGAACAAAAAGGTGCTGGAATTGGAAAGTACGACCGGCCGGTTCGGTCGTAACGTGGGGAACTACGCATCAGCATTTAATCCATTGTCTTTTCAGGTACAGCAGGTAGCCAGAGAACTTCCCTCGTTAACTATATCTGCTCAACAATTCTTCCTGGCTATTTCGAACAACCTGCCGATGTTGGCCGACGAGATAAAAAGGGCAAGAGTCGAATACAAGGCACTTTTGGCAGAAGGGATAAAAGGAGTTCCCGTTTGGAAGCAACTCATCAAATCCGTCGCTTCATGGCAGACGGCTCTTGTGGTTGGCATCACGCTTTTAACTGCTTACGGGAAGGAGATTGTAAATTTCTTTAAAAGGATATTTACAGGTAAAAAAGCATTTGACGAATATGCTGCCGCCCAAAAAAATTTGAATGAAGCAATTTTAGATGGTAAGGCTAAAGCGCAGCAGGAAGTTGCCGTTCTAAAGTCCTTGTATGCCGCTACGCAGGATGTAACAAGATCTATCGAGGAAAGAAGAAAGAGCGCTATTAAAATACAGGAGCTATATCCGGAATATTTGTCGAATTTGACAACAGAACAAATACTTGCGGGGAAAGCTAAGGACTCTTATGATGAACTATTTAAGTCCATATTAAAGATTGCTCAAGCAAAGTCGTTTGAAAACAAGATTTCTGAGAATGCGAGTAAAATAACAGAAATAACGGGCACGAAGGGATACAAAGATATCGAGCGTTATCAGAAAATACTTGACCAGATGTTCGAAGGTGCTGACAAGATGTCCATAGAGGAATTAAAAAGATCGATCGAAAGCACCATCAGCAATCTTGAACGTGTGGATATGGATTTTGCCACTAAACTCAAGGATGCGATGGGCGACATAGACAAGGTTTCATGGAGTCCACTGCTCATAAGATATGAAAAACAATTAGCGATTGCCAAATCCGGACTGAAAAAAGCGACAAAAACATTCAAGAAAACGAACGAGGAATTATATGAAGAACTAACTAAAGACGGTGGTACTCCTGTCGGTGCAGTCAAAGTTTTGACTCAAGAATCCGAGGGGTTACTTGACGAGTTAGTGAAAAATATCGATGTCAACACGGTTAAGGCAAAATCCCTGATTGAGAAACAAAAGAATCTCATTAAGCACCTTCAGGAAACAATGCCCGAAGACACCTACGAAAATATTGTAAAAAAGAACAAAGCAATCGAGAGGGAGAAAAAAATACTTGAGAAGTATGAGAAAGCGGGAGTGGAAAAACCGAAGGACTATACCGACAGGCTGCACAAACAAGAAGAGGATATTTCCAGGGAAGTAGAGGATCTGCAAAACGCGATAGAACAAGCCCGGATAAATGCCATGAAAGAGGGCTCGGAGAAAATCCTTGCCCAAATGAAACTGGATCACGAAAAGGAAATACAGGAAATAGACCGGCAGAAGCAAGATTACATCCGTAAAATTGCTGATAATCAAAAGACGGAATTTAAATCTAAGCCGGAAAATAAAAATAAGAAATTCGACTACGCATCTGCATTAAAAAACGCCGCCGCCGAAGCTGCGCCCAAATTTGCCGAACTACAAAATGCAGTACTGGAAAAACAGGCTCTAGACAATCAGAAATTGATCGATCAAGAGATTCAGGGACTCAATGACTACTTGAAGAAATACGGGAATTATCAGCAAAAAAAGTTGGCAATAACCCAGGAATATCAAAAGAAGGCAGCCCAAACAACGTCGATGAACGAAAAACTGTCCCTCCGAGGAGAGTTTAAGAAAGCTATGTCGGAACTCGATGTCGAAGAATTTAAAAAGAACCTGAATTGGGAACAGATATTCGGCGACTTGGACAGGGTTGCGTATTCCACGTTGCAGAACCTTAAAAACAGCTTACAGCAGTACATCCAGGAGTCGAAAACGGCCCTCGATCCGACCGATCTCAAAAACTTGGTCGAAGCATACAACGAACTGGACAGGAAGATCAATGAGTTGAAACCGGGCGAAGCATTGAAAGCCGCTTTCGGCAATTATCAGAATGCAAATGCCGACTACCAGAAGGCCAAAGACGATCTCCGGAAGGTGGAATCCGGACAGACTGTGTATGCCGGGTTGGAATACGACCCTAAATCCCAAAAGCTCGTCGAAGTGGTTCTGGATTTAGCCAAAGCAGAAAAAAAGTTGACCGAGGCCGAACAAAGAAGATACGAAGCTCAGGCAAGATTAACGGAAGCCACCCATGAATACGCAGCCAAAGCCCGCGAAGGATTTGATGCTGCGAAAGTGTTTACCGGTGCACTTGAGGATTTTGGCATTAATATCCCGGAAGAGATGTCCGGAGTGTTTGAAGGCGTTGATCAGATTATTTCCGGGCTTGAAACGGTCGATTTTAGCAAGCCTTTTTCCATCGTTACGGGTGGATTTAAAGTTATCGGAGGTATCGGTAAGGCAATCGGCAGCTTGTTCGGAATTGGAAACAAGGACGCTAAGTTGTCTAAGCAGATCAAGCGACTTCAGGAGTATGTGACTGACTTACAAGCTACCTATGAGAAGTTGGAAAAGGTAATCGAGCGTCAGTTAGGCGGTACGACGGGAAGTCAGGCGAAAGCACAGTTGAACAACCTGAAAGCGCAGCGCGATGCTATCGACCAGATGCGAATCAAGGAAGAGGAGAAAAAGAAGACAGACCGCAACGCCGTCAAAGAGTATGAAAAACAGATTGCCGAACTCGACGATCAGATAAAGTACTTCTACGAAGATCTGTTCAGCCAAGAATTCGATGCAACCCTGAAGGATTGGTCGAGTTCCATTGCCTCGGCCCTTGTGAGTGCTTTTGCCGCCGGTGAAGATGCGGCAGCGGCATTCGACAACTCGGTCAACGACATCATAAAGAATCTCGTCTCCCGGATGATAGAACTACAAGTTATTCAACCCGCAATGGAAAAACTTCGCAAATACCTGTTTGGCGAAGATGGACAGAGCGGCGCTTTCGGTGACGGACAATTATCAGTGAAAGACATGGAGGGTCTTACGGCCCAATTTGCCGCCCTGCAAGGAACCGTAGGAACTTCGAAGGGCTTATGGAATAGTATGGTAAGAGCCGCTAAGGATGCCGGATTCGATTTGATGGGCGAAGCGGAGGGAAAGAAGCAGACCGGCACGTCGAAAGGATATGAAGCCATGTCACAAGATACCGGATCGGAACTGAATGGGCGTTTTACCGCGATTCAGTCGGATGTAAGGGGCATATATAATAATTTGAATGAACACATTGCGCGTTTCAAACAATTCATGCTTTCCCATACCGGCATAGACATGAATATAAGACGGTTATTGAACAAAACATCCGAATTGAGATCTATGGCCGAAGCGTCGATGATACACCTGCAATATATCCGCAAGCATACGGAAGAGACGGTGAATGTCATCAAAACAGAGACCAATCCGATATTAAAACGAATCAGTAATAGTCTTGGAGGAAGTTGA